TTATAACGACACAATCGTGAGTAAGAGATGCAAATAACCTGAGATCTTAGACCTGTCCAAGGAAATGTTAATCCCGCCACTCGTCTGCATATAAGAAGCCCCAACAGGCACTGGCGACAACGATCCACCCAGATTATATAAAGGACGACATTCTACCCTTGAATGCCGATAATCATTCATCTCCAATTCTTCTCCAGGATGGATACTAATGCTGCTGGGAGAAGCTACCGACACCTTGGGTCTACTAAGGATTCCTCGAGCGTGGCTTATCTGAACCGACTTGACCTCAGGATCAATATCAAGAATACAAGACCCTATAATTTGATTGGGTAAGCACTTCCATCGAGAATCATTTGTACCACCATTCTCCTCGTCGTTGATTTCCTCCTCCTCATATGGATCCTTATATTTTCGTCTATAGCGCACCCCATCCTTCGTTTCTAACTCTTGGATAAAGCTTTTGCTTGTTCCTTCTAAGAGTTGGGTCGTGAGGTGAGCTCCATCTAACTCATATGATGAGATAAAATCCCCAGCCCATCGGCTGGAGGCAAGGTATAAACGCTTTCTCCCCAGCCAGCTGGAGTCGATATCAGTCGTTGTGAGCATCGCCTTCCCCGGCTCAGTACTCACTTCTAAGTTCTCTACAGAGGTGACGGAGGTGGCCAGCTGCGCCAAGGTGAAGGCACCGGGGGTATGGACGCTGGTGGTAGAGATAGCTTCGACGGAGCCGATAGCATCAGCCGTTCCCTTTGCGGCGATGTAGGCAGTCCTGTAGAGGCGTGCATCTCGGTAAGTATCCTCCAGCGTCTGCACCTCTTGCTTCCGCTCTCGGAGACACAGGTCATAAGTAGTCCCTTTGGTCAAGGGAATGCTTATGGGCTCAATGGGGAGGAGCTCGTCATTGTAGAGTAGGATGCCTTCGGAGGATGAGTTAGGGGAACGGATGACCCACGGATGCTGATAGCTAGTGATGGAGGAGAGCTTCTGCAGGAGCTTGATCTGCTCCTGGATGAAGTCGAGGGTCTCGGTGGAGAGGGGGTAGTGACCGACCTGGCCAGCGCGGTTGACGGCGGTCTTGTAGTTAGCTATATCCATTGGTTGAATAGGGATTAAAGGGTGATTAATCAGCGGTCAGTGGGGAGGAAGATGGGCGTTCGGGTCAGGAGCTTGTAGCGCTCGACGAGGAAGCTCACTTCCCGAAGGTGGGTATCATAGACATCCCGTGGGACGAAGACGCGGAAGGAAGAGCGGTCAGGAAAGCCCTCTTGGATGGTGTCGAGGACGCCCTTGGAGGCGTTGGGCTTAGCTATGGGGACGTTGGGGCGCTTCTCGGGGAAGGTATCTACGACGCTCCCGGTGGGGAGGACATCCTCGATGCGGTAGTGGATGCCTTGGGCGGAGGGGTATTTGTCCTCCAAGATGCCGAGGAGGTGGCACACTTGCCCGTTGTGCTGGACGTGGTAGCGGTCGGCATCGCGGAGCAGGAGGAAGCGGTCATAGAGGCTACGCAGGGGAGCCGTCACCGCCAGCAGGAGGGCGATGATAAGCCTACAGCGCAGGAAGGAAGGTAGGGCATCGGTGATGAGGGCTCTCCAGTCTATTCTATCGGTCGGTGTAGGGTTCATAAGGCTTGTAGTTGAGGGTCAAGTCGGAGAGGAGGAAGTAGCCAGCCGAAGGGCGGTGATAGCCCGTGAAGGGGGTGAAGGAGTCGTAGGAGGAAGGGCGTGCGGCAGCGTAGGTCACTTCGGAGGCTTCGACCCCCGAAAGCTTGGAGAGGGCGATGATGAGGTCAGCTGGGCGGAAGACGCCATCGAAGGGGAGGTCAGCGATGTTGCTGGTGATGGCCTGACGGATGCGCTTGTCTAAGTCGTCCGAGGGCTTCCCATTGATCAGAAGGGAGGGGGTGAGGTAGAGGCTAAGGGTCAGACGCAGTTCGTCCCCTGTGGCTGAAGAGACGCGCAGCTGCACCCCAGCGTCCTTGATGACCTCGAGGTAGCGTGTCAGGGCGGTGAGTGTGGTGGAGGGCAGGGCTATGGGCTTCTTGTCCTCGGCAGCTCCAGCGACCTTGATGTGCACGACACCTCTATATTCGGAGGCTACGGCGTAGCGCACCACGGCGGCACGCTCCTGCTCCTCGGGGGAGATGGAGGAGAGGTCGTAGCGGTCTTTGTAGGGAGGTAAGGCATAGCCGTGGAGGTAAGCCTTAGCCCGCTGAGCATACCAGCGCAGGGTGTGGGGCTCGGCTTCGCTGACGAGCTGGGCGACCTCGGTGCGGTGCTTGGAGAAGAGGGTCTCGAGGGTGTAGACGGCTGAGGCGAAGGCCCAGAAGAGGATGCTCTCCAGCGAGACCTTACTGAACTGCTCCTCGAAGGTCTTGCCAGGGGTGAGCTTGTAGGCGTGCTGGATAGTCGGGTCGGCGATGTAGGCAGCAGCTATTTCGCGCCGTATGTCGGAGATGGTGCGGGGCATAGGGGTTATTTGAAGGTAAGTTCGTAGCCCGTGGGGGTCTGGAGGAAGCGGTCAGCGGGGATGCTGCAGTAGTGCATCTGCTTAATGGTGGCTGTGGGGAGCATCGGGTCGCCTGGGCCAGCTAAGTGGTAGCGGATGGCAAGCCCTAACGTGGGATATTCGCCGAACTCCCCCGGGACGGCTTCGAGGAGGAAGGCGGCCGTTTGCTCACGCACCTCACCGAGGGAGAGGTGTCCCTTGGAGAGGTCAAAGTCGCCTGTCTCAGTGGAGAGAAGGATGCCTAACATAATGGGGAGGGATGAAGGGGGTTAGTGCTTGATGAGCTTGTCCTCGTAGTCACTGCGCTGGCTCTTCTGGAGCGGCTTGTCAGCCCACGAGGTGACGGCAGCCTTGAGGGCAGCACCGCCATCGGAAGGGATAGGTGCCCAGGTGGAGAGGGCTTGCTTGAGGGAGTTGATGTCCTGCTCGATGGAGTTGAGCTTTGTGGTCAGTTCCTCGATTTTGATGATGCCACCGAGCTTGCCCCCGTTGAAGACGATGCCCTCGGAGGAGAAGTGGAGGGTCTTGTCGCCTATCTTCAGCTCCAGCGCCTCGAGCGTGTCGGTGAGTAGCACGGCGCCCGTGTCTTGCCCATCGACGAGACCGACGATGACGTAGCTACCTACTTTGGGGAGGAGTAGGAAGCCCTCTTCGCCCTCTTGGTCTCCCTGGAGCGAACAGCCGAGGATGGGTGCGCTCTCGTCCAAGGGTTCACAGTCGACACTGCGTGAGGCGCGGTCTACGGCGGTGACGATGCACGCCTTCAGCACGGGGGAGGTCGTGCCTGAGAGTTGTCCGATCAGTCTTGCTATTTGGCTCATTAGTCTGCTATGCGGAAGCCGAGGGTCACGTCTTGGCGAAGCCCCTCGGAGCCGTACTTGATGGTTACTTTCTTGACTTGGTAGATACCCTTCTTCTTGGAGTCGATGATGATGCCCACGGTGTCAAGCTTGTCGATGAGGCGCGCCCCGAAGGTGGTGAGGCTACCCGTCAAGCCATCGCGCTTAAGACGGCGTATCTCTTGCTCAGCCCAGGCGCGAAGCTCGGACTCGGTCTTGCCGTAGGTGTGGAGGGTACGAAGCTCGCCATCGGCATCGCCTAATTCGAGTTTAATCTTCTTGGTCTTGCCCTTCTTGGCAGTGGGGAGGAAGGAGATGGCCTTGACCTTGAGGCGAAGGGTGTCGCCGTGCTGCTCCTTGAGGGAAGAGTCGCTGATGAGGTTGCGCCCCGAGGCAATGACCTGTGAGGGCTTGGAGGAAGCTCCACGGTCAAAGAGGACACCGCAGTAGAGGATGGGCTTGCCATCCTCATAGCGAAAGAAGCTACGCACGCCCTGCTCTTTGAGCTCGCCGAGGAGGGCAGCCACGTTGTCGGCCTTGGCACGGTAAGCCCCGAGGGTCTGCTCTCCGAGTACCTTGAAGGCGGTGAGGCCCTGGTCGGAGAGGAGGCGTGAGAGGGTGACAGAGCGGTAGGCTTTCTTGACGGTGGGCTTCTTCTTGAGCTGGTACATCTCATCCTCGCACTCGATGACCACGGGGGTCTTGAAGCCGACCTCACGGATGTAGCCGACGAAGGCCAGCTGTAGGTCATCATCGTAGCCGAGGGAGAGGCGCACCTTGTCGCCACGGCGCAGGGGAGCACCCTCCTTGGCATCCCAGAGCATCCGCTTGGGGAGGGTGAGCTTGCAGGTATCGGTGAGGTCATCGGTGGAGTGCTCAATCTGGCAGGCGGTGATCTTGTCGATGACCCAGCGGCGCTCAGACTCTATCTCAAGCCGGGTGGTAAGGCGATACATAGCTTAGTAGTCGGTGGAGAAGACGTTGTACTCGTTATCGGAGAGTGCGCTGATGCTGAGCTCTTGGTAGTTGCTCTCAGTGGCTTGGGTCAGGGAATAGCCTTTGATGACCAGGCGGTTGATTTCGAAGAGGTCGAAAAAGGCGCTCTGCACACGTATGGGCTTGCCTACCTCGAGGAAGGGACGTAGCTGACGCAGTCCCTCTTCGGGGTAGATATCGGCGAGCTTGCTATCCTTAAGTCCCTGGATACCTACGGAGATATTGATATCGAAGTCACCATCCGAGATGTATTCCTTGACGGTGCCCGCCATCCCGACGACTTGGGTGGTGACGATCTGCTTGGTGCGTGTCATCGCCACCACGGCATCGTGGAGGCTCAGCTCAGTCCCGTCCTCGAGACGTAGCAGGAGTGGGCAAAGGACGTATCTCCCCTGCCAGTCGGAGGGGTCGGTGATGGGCACGCCGACGGAGGTAGGGGCGAAGTCACGTCCCTCCTTGCTGTAGGAGTGTGCGCCCTTGCCCCCACCGGGGAAGCGGTAGAGCAAGACCTTGCCAGCGGTGAGGGCGATGGGTGCGACGGTAGTGAAGGAGTTAGCCATTGGTTGCGCCGAGGACGTGAGCCACGTAGAGGTCTTGGTAATGTACGATGGTCTTGACGAGCTCGGGGGAGAGCTCTTCGTCCATCGTCATACGGTACTCGAGCCACTTACCGAAGGCCATAAAGACCTCGATGACATCGACGATGCTGGCTTTCTTGTCGAGCTTCTCGATGGCGTCGGAGAAGACCTTGAGTTGCTTGCCGAGGGCAGCCGAAGCCGTAGGGTCGTTGCTCTGGAGGGTCTCGGAGATGAGGCGGTCGATGGAGAGCAGGAGCTTGTTGACGAGCTCGGGACGGGTGATATTTTGGGCAGCACGGAGGTTCTGCCACTGTCCTGTCTGCACCCACTTGCTGATGGTCGTCTCGGAGATGCCTACCCGTAGGGAGATGGTCTTCTGCTCTTGCCCCTGAAGGAAGAGCAGACGTGCCAGCTCCTTCTTTTCTTCGCGTTCTTTAGCGGTCATCGGAATGGGATGAATTAGTGCGGCGTGTCTCTTCCTCTTCTCGCTCCTTGCGGTAGCGTGCTTCGTTCTCCGCATTCCACTGCGCTTCTAAGGCGAGCGCTTCCTCCTCGGGCGTGAGCACCCATAGATGGGCGTCATCCTTTGGGCAGTAGCCGAAGCTGACTACGATGCGATGCTCGGCATTGACGTACAGGTAGCCAGCGACCTCTTTAAGTTCAATCTCCATAGTTATATCGGTTATCGGAAGGTTAGTGCGAAGCCCTTGGCGGTGGCTTTCTGTGCATACGCTCTCGCCTCTGCCGTGTGAGCCGTCTGCCAAGCTCGTGGGAGTGTGATGCTCTTGCCCGTCACCTGCTGGAGGTTATCCACGAGGTACTTCACGCTCTCCACTGAGAGGTTATCGCAGGCGGAGAGGTCGAGGTCAACCTTTAACCCCTTGATGCGCACCTCCTCGAGCGACGAGCAACTGCCGAACATGCTGGTTGTTCTTTGCGATCTGGTGAGATCTATTACACCAGTCACAGCTATAAGCTTTGAGCAGCCACTGAACATATACTCCAGGCTTGTGATCTCTCCTCCTGAGAGGTCGAGAGATACGCTCTTCAGCAAAGTGCAGTTATAGAACATTTGGTTTGCATTGTCCGCTTTGGGCATGCTGCCTATTGTCGCAGTCTCCAGCGATTGACATCCACCGAAGAGGCCTTTGATGGATGTTACTTTCGGTAGGTTGCCTATCGTGGCCGCCTCCAAAGCTGAACAGTTAAAAAAGGTACCATCAGCGGCCTGTAACGTGGGTAAATCTGGCAGTGATACGTTGGTCAGAGCGGAGCACCCATTAGCAAGACTGGATACGTTAGCTGCATTTTCTATTCCCAACACCTTTGGCAGCTTTGTTAGGTATGGATTTCGCGCGAAGCAATAGCTGAGATCAGCTGGTCGATAGCTCTCGGAGAGTTGCATCGTCGGGAACGATGTATCTTTCCAGTCAAGGAACTGCTGCTGCTTAAAGATGATCGGCACGTAGATACTTAGCGCTTCGATCTTCGTCCCCAGCGATTCCAGCCCATCGTCGTCGGAGACCTGCGCTCCCTTTGCTCGCAGGGCGTTGATTATGTTGCGTCGGTGGCTGTCAAGCTCCATTAGCTGGTCTGCTGATAGTGTTTGTTCGTTCATCGTTGCATCCTTTCCTTTGTTAATGCGATAGAGGTACTGCGTTGTGGTGGCGTTGATGGCTGCATACTGCGCCTCGGTGAGCTTGGGGTTGTCGCTGGTCGTCTCGAGGTAGGACTGATAGGAGGACTTACCATCCTTACCCTTTTGGCTTTCGAGGTACGCCTGCTCCGATCCAACAAAGCCCATTCGTACGGCCATATCGTAGATACTTTCCCCTGGCGCTCCGTGTAGGCTTTGAAGGTACTCTACCTCCGTGCCCTGAAAGCCATCAAGCTCCTTCGCCCGCTCGTAGTTACTTTTACCTGGGGCACCAGGCGCTCCCTTTTGCATATCGAGGAAATCATCAAAGGATCCCTTATAACCACGATCGACAGCTGCCTGATAGAGGTCTTTGCCTGGTGCTCCGTGTAAGCTCTTGAGGTACTCCTGCTTTGTACCTGTAAAGCCTTCCTCTTCCTGTGCCAGCTCATAGCTGTTTTTCCCTGGATCTCCCTTGTCACCCGGATCCCCCTTGGTGCCTTTCACAGCTTGAGCGATATCGGCCGTGATGACGTAGGCCTCGGGGCTGTTAGCGCCCGTGGAATAGGCGAGGACTTCGGCGAAGGACTGACGTACTCTGTTTTGTCGATAGCCTCCGCCCTCGAGCGTTAGGAATGTTATCTCGACATCCCACTTACCTACCAACTGAATTGACGCTGGATAGTGAATGTTGATCGTACTACCCTTAACCTCGAAGGAAGGTGTGATAGGTCGCCATCGCATGTAAGGGATGAGGCGAACAAAAATATCCTTCGCCTGACTGAGATCTATCTTTGAGCGCTCGACGTAGCTCCCGCCCTCGTTGTCGGGGAGGGTGAGCGACTGGCTGTGCAGCAGCACCGAGACGGTAGAGTCGTTGCCTTGGATAATGGTTAGCATAGTTACTGTATTGCGAGGTTGGCGTCATTGACGGCTGAGAGGAGGAGGTCGGTGATGATGGTCTTGACCTCGGAGGGATCGGTGGAGAGGTGGGTGGAGGAGATGTTGAGTGACTCGACGAGCTTGCCGATGTGGATGGTCACGCTGGTAGCGCGCCCTGCGCCTCCCCCACCGTGACGGGTGGAGGAGTCGGTGACTCCACCACCCCCACCAAGCGGAGGGACTATGGGCTTATCGGTCTGCCCGTTGCCCTTGCCACCTGTCCCCTGCGTCGAGCCTGCGGAGCCTTTGCCCCCCTTAGCCTTCGCTGTTGATGCCTTCATCTCTTGGTCATACGCCTCTTGGAAGGCTTTGCCCGTCTCTGAGCCGAACTTCGAGAAGGCACCCGTCATCTTGTGGATGGCAGCGGATATCCCCTTGCCATCGAGGCTGAAGGCGGCCTTGATGAGGTCACCGAGGCTCGAGAAGACGGTCTTGGCCATCTCCCAGATATTGGAGAAGGTCGCCTTGAAGGCAGCCCACAGCCCTTTGAGGGTAGCGCGGAACTTGGCGGAGGTGTTCCAGAAGTAGACCCCGAGGGCGATGATCGCAGCGATGGCGGCGGCTATCCATCCGACCAGCGGAATAGACATAATGGCTGCGCTGACGGTACGGCACGCCGTGACGGCAGCTGTCTTGAAGGAGGCAAAGGCAAGCTGCGCCATCGCAGCAAAGCCTATCTGTGCTGTACCGCCCGTGACGAGCGAACCGATATAATAGACCAGTGCGGTCACGCCACGAGTCAGGAGGGTCACGGCTAACTTCCCGACATGGACCAGGGAGAGGAGTGCGCCCTTGCCAAAGAGGAAGAAGGCTTTTGCCCCACTGAAGACCCAGCTGGCTACTCCCTTGAAGAGCGGGAGAGCGCCTGAGAGTAAAGGCATCAGCTGAGCGATAGGGATGAGGGCTTCGGAGATCGCACCTACCCAGAGCGAGACATCGCCCGTGGCTTGGAAGATGCTTATCTTGAAGTCCTCTATATGCTGGCGGATGCGTGCCGACCGCTCGGCAAAGCCCTCCATCACGACGGCAGCCTGCTCATTGGCTGACTGCGTGCCCTGGATAGCTTCTGTATATCTACCTACTTCCTCGGTGCCACCGACCAGAGCCATAGCCGCATTGGTATTCTCCTTGCCGAAGAGCTTGGAGAAGAGGGCGGCATCATTCATCACGGGGCGCAAAATCTCGAGACGCTCCTTGAGGCTCTTGCCTCGGTCTGCCAGGTCGGTGACGCTGATGCCGGCTTTCTTCAGCTCCTTTTGGACATCCTTGGGGAGGAAGCGCCCTTGGGAGAGGGTGGCTAAGACATTGCGCAGGGCGACACCGCCCTCACTGCCTTTCTTCCCAGCCTTGTCGAGGACTTGGATGGCAGCATTCATCTCCTCGAAGCTGACCCCTGCCCCCTTGGCAGCCATCCCCGACTGCTCGAGGGCTTCCTTAATCTGGGGTAGCTCGGCAGAGCCTTCCTGACCAGCGGCTGCCATCACGTTCATCATCCGCGCCATCTCTTCGGAGGCACGGATGGGGTCGGAGAGGTCGACACCGTACTGGTTCATAGCGGTGTTGAGGACTTCGGCAGCCGCCGTGGCGTCACCGCCCATCAGCTTGGAGAGGGTGGCGACGTGCTCGCCCATCGCCTTGAGGGCTACGGGACTCTTGGCCAGCTCGGGGGAGAGCTGCCCGAGGATGAGCTTGTAGGACTCCACCGCCCCCGCCGCATCGATACCGAAGGCTTTGGCGGTCTCTCGGGCATAGCCCTCTATCTGTCGCAGTCCTTCGCCCGTGACCCCCGTGACGGCCTGAAGGTCGGTCATCGAGGTATTGAGGGCGATACCTCCCTGACCAAAGGAGGCAATGGCTTGAGCACCCTTGATGATACCATCGCTAAGGATATCTATCTTCCCAGCAAGCCCGATGATGCGCTCAAAGGTATTTTGAGACTTCTGTACCTGAGCTGTAAACTCGCCTGTGGCTCGATTCATCTCCTCCATCCTGACAGTGAAGTTGCCGTCGATGCCGAAGAGGTAATTGAAGGAGGAGGTATTCATAGGGAATGGCTATCTTAGCGGATGAACTAAAAACGGAAATGACAATGCTTATCGAAATTTTGGGCTATCTGTATATGGCTGTAATAGTCATATTCTCGATTCTGGCGATGCTCTTCTTCCTGATGATCCCCATCGCAGGAGTGATGTCGTTCATTGACTCTCTGAGAGGCAAGGAAGAGGGCGGTCTCTCGGATAGCTTTATCAACTTCTGGTCAGCTCACAGTGACAACTAAGCGTCCTTGCCAGAGAGAGCAGAGGCGATAGCCGCCTTGTGAAGCTCCATCAATCTATTCTCCAGCCACAGGGACTGGGTCAGTGCGCTGACCCAGTCCTCTTCGTTTAGGGGTTCGGGATCCAGGTGGAGGTAGTGTCGGATGAGGGCGCACCCCTTGACGATGCCATCGCTGGCATCGTCGGGGTCAAGGGAGTGCGCCTCTATGCGTTTTTTAGCGTTGCCTTAGCTGAGGTCAGGAGTGAGGAGGCAGCCGAAGCAGCCGCCACGAGTAGGACTCCGTCCTCGAGGACTTCTTGAGCCCCAGCGACCATACAGTTCTGCAGGAAGATCTTCGTGCCCTCGAGCTCGTCGGTCTTGGCGATCTTAGTGACGGCCTTGAGGGTGGCGAAGTCGGGACGCTTGAGGTAGATGCAGTAGATGGCATCTTCGTCTTCGACTTCGACCATCTTGACCTTCCCATACTTGCCTTTGAGGTTAAGGAGTTCTTCGGGGGAGGCTTCCCCGATGCGCTTTTGTTCCATAGTTAATCTTCGTTTAATCGGTGTTTAAGCCCCCTTAGCTCCCCACACGATGTGCGAGGTGATGAGGGGAAGGTCTATCTTAATCTCGCTGTCGCCTTCGGAGACCTTTCGGGAGGTCTCATTGAACTCGCAGTTTTTGATGACGTCGGTGATGATGACGCCTAAGGGCGAGAGGTAGGAGACGGTTACGTCGAAGAGCCCGAGGTCTTGGAGGCGGCCATTTGGGCTCTTGGCTTGCAGGGCAAGGACTTCCTCGAGGTAGAGGGTGAGCTTCGCCTCGGAGGAGATACGCCCACGGCCACGGCCTACGGGGTAGCGCCCCGCACCGTACTTGTTGGAGACCTCTTGCTTGTCGGCGTACTCGACCGAGGTGATGCCCGTGAGGGGCACGCCAGCGATGGCCACGAGGACTTCCGCCCAGCCATAGAGGACACCATTGACTAAGGGGATGCCGTTTCTATCTACTGTTGCCATAGGTTATTTAGAGTTTGGGGGTGAAACCAATCTTGACGCGAAGGGAGCGTAGCACACCCGTGGGTACTTCGCGGATGACGACCTCGATGGAGGAGGATGCCAAGACGTTCTGCTCGGGGTTGATGTAAGCACGGTACCCAGATAGCTCACCGGCACGCTCCATCTCTTCGAGTGCTCGAGAGGCTACCCCCTCGAGGTGCTTGATGGTGTAGTCTTGGAGCTTGCCTGTCTCCTTGTCGATGTAGACGGCACCACCGAGCTCGGGAGTGAGGTTCTTACGCACCCCACGCACAGCCTTGTCCATCGTTCGGACTCGCTCGATGGCATTATAGTCGCTGGTAGCCTCGTCAAGGGTGTGGCTGTCGGAGGCGTAGCAGTCGCCTAAGGCTGGGTAGGTGACGGCGAAGATGTAGCGTGCCTTGTCGAGGGTGTCGACGACCGCCTTGTCCAGGGCACGCAGGAGCGTCCCATCGCCAAAGGCAGGGAGGGCCAGCCCGAGAGGGTACTGCTGTACCCAGCCGATGGAGTGATGGACGGCAGCACGGGAGAGGATGCCGAGGAAGGTACCGAGGGCGGAGACCGAAGCCTTAGCACTATTGTTCGAGGCATCGGTGTAGAGGGTCTTAGCCACTCCTTCGCCATCCTGAGCGATGAGCAGCGACACACGGCTCTTACCACCACCAGCGAGGTTCGTAGGCAGGGAGGCTACAGGGGCGGTGACCTTGGGAGCAAGGAGGACCGACAGAGGCATCTCTTCGCTGTCGAGCGTGTCAGCCACGCCCTGCAGGGTCGTCACGAGGGAAGCATCAGCCGCCTTATCACCGAGCCAAATGCCTACCTGACGCAGACGCCCCGAGGCGTAGCGCTGGAGGGTCTTCAGCTCAGCAAAGGTGTAGTTACCGCCCGCAGGCTTGGGATAAATAGCCAGATAGAGGAGGATGCCGGAGTTGGTGCGGAAGACCTCGGAGAGCTGGTAGTGCAGCAGACGGATCTCCCAGCTGGCGTGTGTGGGGGTAATCCCTAACTCCTCGGCGCGCTCGATGGTCGAGACGGGACGGATGCGCTCGGTGGCTGTGAAGCCATCGGTGACACCCGAGGTCGCCGTGGGAAGCGTGGAGAGGTAAAAGAGCATCCCCGAGATGTGGTTTTCCCCAGGGAGGGAAGCAGGGATACCTCCATTCTGTCGAAGGATCTTTACACTATTCATTAGTCTTCAGGTGCTTAGGACGGAGGGCTGGAGGAAGGAGCTCACGCAGATCTTCGTCGGTGGGAGGGGTGGCAAAGAAGTACTGCACCTGGCTATCGGTGAGGGTCTGAGCATAGTTTAGCGCATCAGAGTAGGTGTAGAAGGCAGTGCCGTCGCTGACGAGGAAGACGACTCTGAGGTCGTGGTCTCTGAGGATCTGACGTGCCAGTTCGGAGAGTGCCGTCGGGGGCATCTCTTCGTCTGTTGGTGTCGTGTCCTCGTGGTTGTCCTCGGCTTCGGCAGCTCCACGCTCTTCGGCTACGGGAGTAGCTTCAGGGGTGTCGGTGCCTTCTACACGCTCTTCGATGGGAGCTGGTGCTTCAGCTTCCTCGGTGGGTGTTTCTTCGGGGGCTGGTACTTCGGCTTCCTTGGTGGGAGCTTCTTCGGGGGCTGGTACTTCGCCTTCCTTGGTGGGTACTTCTTCGGGAGCTGGTACTTCGCCTTCCTTGGTGGGAGCTTCTTCGGGAGCTGGTACTTCGCCTTCCTTGGTGGGTGCTTCTTCGGGGGCTGGTACTTCGCCTTCCTTGGTGGGAGCTTCTTCGGGGGCTGATACTTCGCCTTCCTTGGTGGGAGCTTCTTCGGGGGCTGATACTTCGGCTTCCTTGGTGGGAGCTTCTTCGGGGGCTGGTGCACCCGTGCTGAGTCCTTCGTCTTCGGGGGAAGCTACATTCTTCTTCGTGGCCATAATAGGAGGGTTAGGATGATGATGATGAGGGTGATCGCCGTGGCGAGTTGCCAAGGGGCGAAGGGGAAGCCCGTCGTGGCGCTGGTGGCGACCTCGGAGGTCTTGGCTGAGTGGGCAGTGTGTCGCTGCTCCATTTGGGTGAGGCGAGGTAGCACCGTGAGGCTGTCCGTGGTGGCCGTCGCCTCAAGGGAGTCCCCACGGCGTGTGAGGGTGAGGTGGGTCTTGCCCCTTCGGGCGTGGAAGCCAGCACCCTCGGGGAGGTCAAGGAGGTGCGAGAGGGGGAGGCTCAGGGTCGCCTTCGTCTCGGGGAGGGTCACGGGTGTCGGTAGGACTTCGACTCTTTCGCTGATGCTGTCGAGGCGATGGGACTGAGACGTCTGGGAGCGGCGGACGCTGCAGCTCACGCCGAATAGGACACCGAGGCCAAAGACGGCAAGTAGCACCCATCGTGACAGCGCGCTCGAGGCGGGAGAAATCTGCTCGGATATGCTTGTTTTCATCACTGAGATTGAGTAGCTGTTCGTGAAGATCATCGTACATCTGCTTGTAGGTGTCGTGCACCTCCTTGGCGGTACGAGTAGCACGGAGACGGGAGTTGGTGAGCCACCCTAAGATCGCTCCCAGCCCTCCCGCAGGCACCAGCCACTGGAGGATGGTGAGGAGCTGATCCATCGGTGGAGAGTGAATTATTGGTTGATGCCTATTGACCGAAGCCACTTAGGCACGTCAAAGGAGGGGCAAGCCTTTTGGGCAATCTGGTTATGCCCAATGATCTTGACCGAGGGGAAGCGGCGGTGGAAGTCGAGGACGTACTTCTTCATCGCCTCCAGCTGGAGGGGCGTGCGGGTGTCCTTTGGAGTCTTACCGTCCGGAGCGCAGCCGCCGACATAGACGACATGGCGGGAGAAGGAGTTGTACCCTGTGGCGCCGTTGGTGACTTCCCCGGGATCTACTTGGGCGTCCTCATTGTTTGCGACGAGTCGCTCCACACGGCCGTCGAGGTGGATCATATCGGTGTATCCGACCTGCTTCCAGCCGCGTCCCCCCTGGGAGGGAGGGGCGGTGTGCCAGCGGCGAATCTCACCGCTGGAGACAGCGCGCCCCTCGGGGGTGGCGGTGCAGTGAAGGACGAGGTACTTCAGCTGTGCCATAGGTTAGGCGTTCGCCGAGATGATAGCTGCCAGACACTCCTTAGAACGCAGTGGGGCGCAAATTGCCCTCTGGCGCACGTTGAAGAGATGGCGGTGGTGCAGCGGGTCATTCTTGGCATCGCTCTGGTAGGTGACCAGCGAGCCCATAGCACGCATACAGCTCCCTGCGTGGAAGGCTACAGAAGCCTGGCGCGTCCCTGCACCAGCTACGGCACCGAAGGCGAGCTTCGTCTTCGAGGCTACAGTGTAGGTAGGGGTCTCGGTATACTCATAGATGTCGAAGCCGAAGAGGCGACCGACACGGCCATTAGTAGTGTCGAGGTTGTACTGACGGACGAACTGCTCACTCACCGAGAGGAGGTCTTGGACGTGATCAGGACAGAGGACCAGGACACGCTCACCCTGAGGGATGCGGAAGGTGTCAAAGGTCTTCTTCAGGAGGAGCAGGTCATCCAGGGAGAGCTTCTTTCGTCCCCCTTCGGCAGCAGTAGCCCCACTGGTCAGTAGGACAGGAGAGGTCTCCGTGTGGGATTGTGGAGCGAGGGCATGCAGGGACTTGGCGAGAATCTTCGCCGCTACGGTCTCCTTGTGTCGCTCCTTGACGCTGCCGAGCTTGTCGTAGCTGATGGTGTCGAGCTCCTTATCCCCGATGGCGGTGGCTTCGGTCTCGAAGTTGTCGAGGGAGACCGGCTTGTCGGCATCGGTGACGGTGGAGACATTCAGAGGGTAGGTAGTATTATTGACAAGAACCTTTGGGTCACCACCCAGCTCGACGAAGTGGATGGTGTCGTTGGCCACATATTCATCGTAGGAGCGGATGAGCTTGAACCACCCGATATTCTCGAGGGCTTCGCGCAGGGCTTTAATCATTACCCCCGTCCAGACCTCTTGCATCACGCCAGCACGAGCCGAGCCCGAGGGAAGGAAGGGGTAGATGACCAGGGCAATGAGCGTCAGGGTCACAGCTCCCATCCAGGCAGGGATGCCGAGGAGGTAAGCCAAGAGCGCACCGACGAGGGCATTGAGCGAGAGCGCAGCTATCAGGAGTAGCAGGGCTACAGCCAGTGGTTTGAGTATCGTCTTCATTAGTTAAAGGTGAGTTAATAGATAGTTAAAGAGTGGCTAAGAGGTCGGAGCTAACGAGGATCACAGCCGTAGAGCTCGCGGTAGAGACGTGCATAGTCCTCGGGGTGCTCCTGCTTGTACTGCTCGAGCTGATCGATGGGGATGTCCGAGAGGCGGATGTAGGTCGTCGGGGCAGTGTTCTTCTCGGCGACGAGCGTGGAGGGACGCTGGGGAGCTGTGTGGGCGCTGAGGGCGATGGAGAGCTGGTCACAGCCAAGCGTGAGTCCTATCTGCAGGTAGGTCTCGCGTGCTTCGGCGGAGATACGCCCCTGACGGATAGCCTCATCGACCTGAGCGGTGACGAGGGAGAGGGTGAGCTTGTCGGATGATTCGCTCTTTTCTTTCATCTGGGCTATAGCTCCCAGCACCTGCTCCTCGGTAGCCTCCTTAGAGAGTCCGAGGGCAAGGACGATCTTTTCATTCATTGATTGACTTGTATTTGGGGTTGGAGTAGTCTGAAGGAGGGGTAGCGAGAGGTCGTCCCCTTGAGCCAGTGCGATGCGCCCTCCCTCAGCATTGTAGAGGGCTAAGGCATCATCATTGGCTCCGATGTCGACGACAGAGACCTCATCGAGCTTGCTCTTGGTGATGGTCATACGTCGCTGTCCAGGCAAGAGGACTGCTGGGTCGTCACTGAGCTCGATGATGGTGAGCCCGGCAGAGACCATACGCAGGAAGCCGTCAGCCCACTTCTGAGCGACCTTTCGAGCAAAATCATCCTTCTCATCGAAGACGAGGGAGCCGACGAGCTTCTCCCCCTCGATGTGGACATCTTCAACGCGACCAATGGGGGCATCTTCTCGCTCTCCTCGGCGGTGCATATACAGGAGGATGGGATTTTTTTTGTACTGCTCGATGTCGATGCCCGAGGTCAGGACACGCGTCCCGTATGAGTTAAGCGATGGGGTGCTGATAACTACCTTATTCATAGTGTTGCTTGTTTGTTTTCAGCGCAAAGGTCTACTACTTTGCCCCCCAATGAAAGAATCAATGCAAGGGTGTCATTACTACTTTTCCGCCCACTCTAATGCCACGACCTTTGCCGATGAAAACAAGCTACCCCTATGGCATCATCCCTCAAAGACAAAGAAGCATTAGAGCGCTGGAGGAAGCGGTGTGAGGAAGTCAAGAGTGCTACGGCCTTCGCCCCCCAAGAGAGCCCCACGGAGAAGAGCAGACGCATCAGACGCTTGCTCCAGGACTACCGTGCCTTCGTCGAGTATTACTTCCCCCACTATACCTATAATGAAGCCCTCGGGAGAAGTATCCCCAGCGCACCCTTCCACTTAGCTGCAGCCAAGACCATACGCGACACGCCGAACCTCAAGGCCGTCTTCCAGTGGGCACGTGGCCACGCTAAGAGTACGCACATGGATGTCTTCATCCCCCTTTGGCTCAAGGCGCACAGCATCCTCGGCAAGCGCGAGCTGAATGTGATGGTATTAGTCGGTAAGAGCGAGCAGGGCGCACAGACCCTCCTCTCGGACGTACAGGCAGAGCTCGAGTACAACCAGCGCTACATCGCCGACTTCGGCAAGCAGGTATCCTCAGGCTCGTGGGAGGCAGGGCGCTTCGTCACCGCCGATGGTGTCGCCTTCTTCGCCTTAGGGCGTGGGCAGTCCCCCCGTGGTCTGCGCCATCGCTCCCACCGCCCCGACTACATCGTCATCGACGACCTTGATGATGACGAGCTCGTCCAAAATAAAGACCGAGTAGGCAAGCTCACCGACTGGGTGCGTGAAGCCCTCTTCGGTGCCCTCGATGGGGGGCGTGGGCGCTTCATCATGGTCGGCAACCTCATCAGCAAGACCAGCGTCCTCTACAATATCTCCCACACCCCCACCATCCTCGTCTCCCGAGTCAACATCCTTACCCCCAAGGGCGAGGTCACCTGGAGCGAGAAGTGGTCACGGCAGGAGGTCGCTGACCTCGAAGCCTTCAGCGGCTACCGCGCCTTCCAGAAGGAGTATATGAATAACCCTATCATCGCTGGCAGCGTCTTCCGCGCCGAGTGGATCCAATACAAGAAGCTCCCCCGCCTGACCTCCTATAGTGGGCTTGTCCTATATATCGACCCCTCGTGGAAGGGGACGACCAAGAACGACTACAAGGCAGCCAAGCTCTGGGGATCACTCCCTTCGGGAGAGCTGCACCATATCAAAGCCTTCCTGCGCCAGTGCTCCATCTCCGAGCTGGTCCGCTGGGTCTGCGACTGCTACGAATGGGTCCGAGGCGAAGGTGCCAGCCTGCACATCTTCCTCGAGGCAGGCTTTATGCAGCACAGACTCCTCGATGACTTCACCACCGAAGGCAACGCCCGAGGCTACCAGCTCCCCATCAGCCCCGACCGAAGGAAGAAAGAGAACAAGTTCGCACGTATCGAAGCGGTCTCTCCTCTCTGGGAGCGTGGCAAGGTCTACTACAATGAGGAGGAGAAGTCATCTCCCGACATGCTCGTCTCCGTCGAGCAGACCCTATCGATGGAGAAGGGGATGCGTGGACACGATGACGGCCCCGATGCCGACGAAGGGGCTATCTGGATTCTCCAACGCGCCGCCCGTGCCTCAGGACTTGCCCCCAAAGTCGGACGACGAACCATAAACATCAAGAACCAATGGTAACTATGAATACAGATAACCCAGCACAGCTCACTCACGGGTCACTCTTCTCTGGGATCGGGGGCTTTGACCTCGGTGCCGAGATGAGTGGCATTCCTACACTCTTCTCCTGTGAAGTAGAGGAGCGTAAGCGTCGCATCCTCAAGAAGCACTTCCCCGATACTCCCCAATGGGCTGACATCGCCCAGATGGGACGTGATGGGCGAGCTATCCCCCACGTGGACATCCTCTCGGGAGGCTTCCCCTGTCAAGATATCAGTTGTGCTAACACAAGCAAAAATAAATATGATGAAAACGGAATTGTCAAAGGCATCCGAGGAGATCGCTCGGGGCTGTGGAAAGAATACGCCCGTGTACTTGGGGAAGTTAAACCTCGGTACATCATCTTCGAGAATAGCCCCCTCCTCCTTAGGCGTGGACTCGAGGTCACTCTTCGCGATCTGGCCGAAAGCGGGTATCATGTCGAATGGCAAGTGCTATCAGCTTGCCACTTTGGATACCCCCACATTCGCAAGCGAATATATGCTATTGCCTACGCCTTGCCGAGTGGACGGGAGATTCACGGTAAACTCTTTAGACCGATTAGCCACGTACTATCGTCAAGGCTATCAGGACAAGACAATCTGGCAATGCCGACTCAACGGTTTAGATCCGACTCAGACTTTAGCCGTGTACAATTATATGATGGGTTTTCCTCCCAACTGGGCAAAGCTGGACGATTAGAGATAGAGGACTTCGGCAATGCTGTAATCCCAGGTATCGCTCACTACCTATTTGAGTGTATTAAGCTCTTTGACGCTCAACAAAAAGCTGAAGCCCTATGTTAGTCACCTCTTGGCGGTACATCTACCGAGCCCTCCAGCTCATCGCCTTCCACCTCTCACTGCTCTTCTGCTACCTCAAGGCAAAAGACCGCTTCGCCTCGACAGGGGAGCATCTCCTCATCATCGCTAAGCCTCACAGATTTGCTCGCCTCGGGAGCTGGTATGCCCTCCCCGCTCTCGTCCGCTGGGAAGACATCCCTTCCCCCTTCAACCAGCAAGCAGCCGACGAAGCTCTCTATGACTTCCACCGCTAAGCCCTGACCTATGTACATCACCGAACAAGACTACCGCACCGCCATCGATGAGCGTGAGCAAGCCATCATCAGTAGATACCCCGAGGAGTGGATGCAGGCGGAAGAGGTCGCTGCCGAGATAGCAGCAGGTTACCTCCGCTCTCGATACGACGTAAAGGCTGCCTATGCCAAGGTCGGGGGCGAGCGCAACCCTCGCCTGGTCCTATCGATCGTACACATCGCCCTCTATCAGATGGTACACCGACTTCCCCAAGCAATGGGATATGAGCGCTGGAAAGACCGCTATGATGAAGCCATCGCTTGGCTCGAAGACATACAAGCAGGCAAGACCAACCCCGATCTCCCCCTGCTCACCGACCAGACCTCTGGCAAACCTCTCCCCAGCGGTGCCCTACGCTTCGGCAGCATCGACAAGAGTACCTATCACTATTAGAAGACTATGGCTGAACTTACCTTAGAGCAACGAGAAGCGAGACTGGCACACTTTGCTCGTCAAATCACAGGCAGCGGACGCGTCACCGCCGAACTCATCCGCAAGACCGATGCCCTCACCCGAAAGGACATAGCCTCTTGGAGACGTGCGTGGCAGACGGCCCTCTCTGTAGATAACCCTCGTCGACTCGCTCTCTACGATATCTACACAGATACCCTCGTCGATGGACACATCACGGGGGCGATTGAGCAGCGTAAGAGCAAGACCCTTTCCCGTCCCTTCAAGCTCATCAATGGCGATGGCAAGGAAGTCCCCGAAGCATCCACACTCTTCGAGCGTGAGTGGTTTCACGACTTCTTAGACCTTGCCCTCGATGCCATCTTCTGGGGGCATAGCCTCATCGAGCTGGGAGAGGTCATCAAGGACAGTGAAGGTATCCGCTTTGCTTCCTCTACGCTCATACCCCGCAAGCACGTCATCCCTGAGCGGGGTATCATCCTCAGAGACCCCACCGACGACCTCAGCCGAGGCTTACCCTATCGTGAGGGAGACTTGGCACGCTGGCTCGTAGAGGTAGGCAAGCCCCACGACCTCGGGCTTCTGCTCAAGTGCGCCCCCTACTACATCTCCAAGAAGAATATGGGAGCCTATTGGGATACCTTCGGGGAAATCTTCGGGATGCCGATGCGTGTGGCGAACACGACCGCTACCAATAAAGCCGACCTGGACGAAATAGAGCGCATTATGGCCTCGATGGGTGCTGCCTCCTATGGTGTCTTCCCCGAGGGCACCACCATCTCCTTCGAGGAGACGAGTAGAGGCGATGCCTACAACGTCTATGACCGCCGTCTCGAGCGCTGCGACAAGGAGCTCTCCAAGATCATCCTCAACCAGACTATGACAATCGACAACGGCTCTTCCCTCTCCCAGTCCGAGGTACACTTAGAGATCTTCGAGAACGTCTGCGCCTCAGATGCACGCCGCCTCTCATACATCATCAACGATCGTCTCCTGCCCCTGATGATCGCCTCGGGCTTCCCCCTCAAGGGGCTGACCTTCGAGTGGGACTACAGCGACGAGATGACCGAGGCAGAGATGAGGGAAGAAGAGCGCACCATCCTCCAGTACTACAAGATTGACCCAGCTTACTTCATCGAGAAGTACAGTATCCCCATCACAGGAGAGCGAGGTAGTCAAGGCGATTTGCCTGACGATACTGAGGAGAAGAAGACGAAGAAAGAGCAGCTCGCTCACGGGGATGATTTTTTCGCTTAGGGGGTGTACGCCCCCTCCCCCTGCCCCAGCGATACATCCAGCTCCATCAGAGGCTCGAGGGGCTATATAGCTGTACTTGTCCCTCCTGCCAGCTGGCAAAGAGCCAGGACGAGAAGAAGCCGACCTACCGCCCCGAGGTCTTTATGCGAGCTGCTCGATACATCTATAAGAAGGGACGCTTTGACCGCAAGATGCTGCACGATGCCCCCGTAGTGGCTGCCATCCGTGAGACCTACGAATGTCTGCGCCCTGCCCTCGGTCACCTCAGCCACACAACCCCCAAGGTCGTCCGTGATACCCTCGAGAGTAATGCCTTCATCTTCTCGGGATTCAAGACCTACCACACGATGCGAGAGGTAGGCTTGTCCCTGACGAAAGACGATGGAGAGATAAAGCCCTTTGCCGCCTTCGCCCAAGAGGTGCGTGCCATCCATAAGCGCTACAATGTCCGCTACCTCGAGAGCGAATACGACCACGCCGTAGGCTCTGCCCTGATGGCTGACCGCTGGCATACCTCTGCCCCGAAGTCCATCCTCGAATACCGCACCGCTGGGGACAGCAAGGTGCGCCCTGCCCACGAAGCCCTCGACCGTACCCGTCTCCCCAAAGGTGACCCCTTCTGGCAAGACTACTTCCCCCCTAATGGATGGGGCTGTCGCTGCGATGCTATCGAAGTCCCCTCAGACACCCCTCTCTCCAATCCCCAAGAGGCGTGGGAGAGGGGAGACACCGCCCTGAGGAGTAATAAGCAAGAGCTCTTCCGTGGCAACCCCGGGCGTGACCTACGCCTCTTCCCCGACAAGCACCCCTACTATGGGGAGCGTGGCATCGCTCACTGCTCCATCGCCAAGCACAGCAAGGACGACGAGGGGGAATGCGAGGTGCTTGCCGAAGTCCTCAAAGCCCAAAAGGGGGCAAGGAAAATATCCCTTACCCCCGAGCAAAAGGAACACCGCAAAGCCCTGCAAGACGAAGCTAAAGCACGCTACCAAGGGACTACTATCGTAAGCAATGGTATTCCCATTAGGATCACAAAGGTTGGGTTAAAGGAGTTCCTCAATCAACCCCATATACATTACTTTGAGAAAAATGAGATTCTACGTAACCTGCAGGAGGTTCTTCAAGAGTCAAGGTATTTAGGAGCTATTCCGTACCATAAGGGAAACCCAAATATCGTGCAGTCGCACCTCTTTGAGATAACCATTGAGGGAGATAAAACGTGGATTATCGCAAGAGAAGACCTATCTGGAGAGGTTACATTTCATAGCATCACGGATGATGCAGGGATTATTGAGCATCTGAAAAAGAAATAGCCCTTAAGTATCTCCCCTTCTGGAACTACAATCCAGTTCAGAGCTACTTAAGAGCTATCTCTTTGACACAAAGGTACAACTAATTTCATAACTACCAAATGCGCAGCAGTAGACAGGTTTTCGAGGAGATACGTGAGGAGATGCGTGTGGGGCTTACGGCTGAGTTCCACGAGAACTTCAGGCGCAAAGCCTTCTTTGACCAGCCGTGGAAGCCTCGCAAAGAGTCGGGCTGGAAGTCCTCGAGGAGAAAAAGCCCCCGTGGTACGCTCCTCGTAGCGACGGGTAAGCTACGCCGTTCGCTCAAGGCACAGGCGACTGCCTCAGGGGTGCTATTCACCTCGGCGATGCCCTATGCCTCGATGCACAATGAAGGCTTCTCGGGTGAGGTAACTGTTCCCCAGCATACCCGTAAGGCGACGACAGCTATCCGACTGGTCAAGGGCAAGCGTAGACTCCAGCGTAAACGTGTCCACGTTCGAGCCCACCAAGTCCGCTCCTTCAAGCGGTTCGTCCGTATCCCTGAGCGTCGCTTCGTGGGCAACCACTCCAAGGTCGAGGCACTCATCCAGCGTATCGTCACCAAGCACGTCGACCTGTGGCGTGAGGAGCTGAATGCCCGACTACGTCGAGCTGAGCGCTCCCATCAATCACTGATTAAATAGACATTGAATATGAGAAGAGAACTATACCGCGCCCTGAGGAAGTGCCTTCGGGAAGCCCTCCCTGAGCTCCAGCACATCGCGCTTTGGAATGAAAATATGGAAGACTTAGAAGGGGGCTTGCTCTTCGCCACTCCTGCCGTCTTCGTGGAGTTCGCTCCCGTGACCTTTTCGGCATCTGGTCAAGGCATCCCCCGTGCTCCGATGGAGGTCACTCTGCACCTGATCCATAAGTTCACCCCCGAAGACCCCCACGAGGATCTCCAGGGAGAAGAGTACCAGCGCCCCGACTATATGGAAGACCCTCTTGCCTATCTTGACCTGATGGAGCTACTGGAGACGGCTCCCATAGGGCTCTCGGGGGTAGGCTTCTCGGGGCTACAGCTCACCTCCAGCGACCTCGACCACCAGCACGGCGATCTGATGCACCACTGGGCTACATTCGTCACGGGGGTAGCTTACCCGAGCTCAATGGTCGTTCGAGACCGATATAGGAAAGCGCCAGCATTACAAGTTGACATAAAGCAAGGGTAACTCAAATTATCTACCTTTGTTTCAAATAATCCTTTACACAACAATCTCACTATGACACAGAATCAGGATCCCGAATTGGTATACCTCCGATACCACCTTGACAATAATGCCCCAGTGGACTTATTAGATTTCACAGACAGCATCATAGCTATACAGAGTGAGTACAACCATTTTCTAAAGGTTAGAGGTCGCCATGGCACGAATGCCCGCTTGAATATTAAGAAGGTCGAAGAAGGGAGTATTGTATTTGAGTTCATGCAGGCTGTACTTCCAACAGCAATAGTGGCAGCGGGGAATGCTAATACCTTGATTGATTTTGGGAAGCATTTGAAGAACCTGGTCCAATCACTCACTACAGGTAGCCAAATACCAGCAGAGGGATACAACCAAGAAAGTTTATCGAATATCTCTAAGATCGTCCAGCCACTTGCCCGAAATCCTAACTCAAACTTAGGGTTCTCGGTAATGACCCAGGGAGGTCAGACTATCTTCAACAACTGCACCTTTAATCTTAACTCGACGGAAGGAAATGCTATTCAAAACAGAGCACAAGGGGCAAAAGAGGAACTGCAGGAACAGATGACAAGGACCGAAGAGCTAAAGACGAATACCATTTTGCGGTTAGCTTGTCTTGATCGGAAAGCAGACAGCAAGCAAGACCGAGGTATCATTGAAGTCTTTGACCCACAAAAGCCTCGGAAATTGCTCTTTGATGATGAGACTATCAAAGCTCAATTTGTGGAGTCGGATCAGAATGCGTTCAAGTGCCTCTATTATGTAGATGCTATCGCGATGTACCAAGAAGGGCGTATCGTCGCCTATCGCATCATCAAGCTCCGTGATATCATTGAGCCCGAAGACTAACCTCATATAATGCGACAAGCCCCTGCTCCGACTATTCGGGGCAGGGGCTTGTCGTTATATAGAGCGCAGGGGGCTTAGGTATCCCATGCTTTGCGCTCTTCGTTCCACTTGTCAAACAGAGGATATAGACCGGGGGGCATCTCGTCGGGGAGCTCGAGACTGCGGGCAATAGCTAAGTAGTACATCATCGTCCGATAGCTAATCGCATAGACGGGATAGACATAGACAGACCACACCTTGCGGAGCGACCGCTTGTGGTTGCCGCGCTCGTGGTATCGGTGGACAATGTAGCTGACACGTCGTGCCATCTCTATTCTATTCGTATGCATCGCTCTATAGGTGTTGAATTTGTACTACCTTTGTGGCGATGACGGACTAAGCAGTATCCGTTTTTCGTTCCATTGACCAGCCTGGCGGTAGCACCCCGCCAGGCTGGTATTTTTTTTAGGCTTCGGTGATGCCGAGGGGAACGTCCGACCAGCCGCCGGTGCCGTTCTTGACTTGGGCACGGACAAAGTCCTTGGTGCGAACGGGGCTGTAGGCTTCCTTGATGATGGCTACGCCCTCCGAGAAGCGGGCATCCTGGATGCTCTCGGCATACTTGTCGAGCTGGAGGACTTTGTCGGCTTTGAGGTTGCCCTTGTTATCCCGGGAGAGGAGGTCAAGGATGATATCCACGAGCTTGCGGGTCTCCTCGTCTCCAGCCAGCGAAGAGATGTAGTCGCGTACCTTGGCGATGCCATCCTCTACGGTGTCATCCCAGCCGTCACGCTGGTAGTAGCCGACGATGATGCGCTGTGAGCCGTCGGTGGAGAGGAAGCTATGGGAGCGCTGTCCCTGGGCTTCGCTGCCCATCACCTCCATCTTGGTCTCGATGACTTGGGCGAAGGCATCATAGACGTGCTTCTTCATCGAGGAAAGCTGGCGGCTGGTTTGCTCGAGCTGGGGGAAGAGCTCATCGACGGTGGTGGAGGCAAGGGAGCGGTACGCCTCGCGGTCTTCTTTGGCTTTCTTCTGGCGGTCTTTTTCGTCTTGAGCCTGCATCGCTGCTTGGTAGCGAGCATACTCTTCGGGGGTCATTGATACTTGTACGGTATCCATTGTGGGTCGGTGGTTAAAGGGTTGTTAAATGCTATTTGATTAGCCTCGGGCTTGCTCGATGTGGTGCAGGCGTTTGCCTAAGGAGCGAGCTAAGCTGTCGGAGGTGTGGGGGTGGGTCAAGAGGGCAAAGAGGATGTCGGGGTCGTCCGTCAGGCTCAGCTCATCGAGCAGGTCGGAGGGGGTAGACGGGTTCTCGGCGATCATCAGACGAAGGAGCGTATCCCCCGTGTGGGCTAAGTCGCAGAGGACATCCTCGGGCGTGGAGGGGTTGCTGGCTACGGAGACCTTGATCCAGGTAAGGCTATCTCCTGCGAGCTGACGAAGGAGTGCGGGGGAGGTCGTCGGGTCGTCGGCTAAGGCTTGACGCTGCTCGGGGCTGTAGCGGTAGAGGTCTGTGGGTATCATCGGGCTACTTCGTGGGGGTGGACTTCTTGCGGAGGTCGTCGAGTTCACGACGCTGGCGGGAGATGACTTCACTGAGCGTCAGGGTGGTGCAGACGCCCCAGAGGGCTACCCCGGCGAGCCAAACGATGATGCCTATATGGCTGTCGGGGATGATGGCATCGAAGCCTAAGGCAGCGAGTAGGCAGAGGAAGCCGATGAAGATTGTTTCACGTTTCATTGTAGTCGTTATTAAGTGGTGAATTAGTTAGCGAGGGTGGAGGTGGGGAAGGTAGGCAGAGGAGCTTCGGGGGTAGGCTCTTCGGTGGTGATGGCGTCAACGGCACGCTTATCCTTGACTTTGTCGTTGAAGAGCCCGACGAGGTTGCGCAGTCGTTCCTTGGGAATCTTGTTGAAGGAGCGGTAGCCCGTGGCTCGGCAGGCGATGGCCTTGATGAGGGAAAGGCTTTCGACGCGCCCCGTGAGACGAAGGTAGCTGGCGATGGCAGCGATAACGCGGCGGCGCAGTCGCTGAATGTCGGCGCCCTCGGTGCGGCGGTCCAGCTCGGCAGCCAGCGAAGCGCAGACATCGAGGAGGTCGTGCGTCTCCATATCCTTAGAGGAGGTGCAGCCGTAGGGGGAGAGGAGGGCTTCCCTATCCTCGGGGGTGAGGTGAAGCTGCGAGCAGAGGGTGTGGTACTTCTTGATGGTGGCGGCAGCGAGGTCGTCCATTTGCTTTGTTCCTTTGGCTTTCATTGTGGGTCGGTGGTGATGGGTTGTTTTCTCTTTCGTTGGTCACGCTCTTTGGGGTCGGTGGCGGTGGTGCCCCAGTAGGCGTCGGCGCCGTCCTCCCAGATGATGTAGTCGTCTCCGCCGACCTCGCCTGTAGCGTAGCGGGAGGTCACCATAGCTCGGTAGCCCTCGACGCGGATCTTTACGTCGGCATCGTAGCGGATGGCTTGGGCAAGGGCGCCCTTCGGCTCACCGCCCTTCTCGTGGGCGACGACTACAAAGAGCTTTTTTCGGTAGCGTTGACTGAGGAGCTGATAGTCGCAGAGGCGAATGCCTCGGAGGTAGTTGATCGAGTCGATGATGACGATCTCGGGGCTTTGGCGCTTGGCGAGGCGAGCGAAGAGCTCATCATAGCTCTCACGGTCGAGGAGCTTCACGCGTCGCCCTGCCTCATCCATCCCTCCAGCGATCCACGCTGCCTGCATCGTAGGGCTTAGACCCTGCTCGAGGCTGTTGTAGAGGACTCTCCCGAACTGGCTGAGGTACTTAGCCAGCTGGAGGCAGAATGAGGTCTTGCCCGAGCCACTACCCCCGTAGATGAGCCACGTGCCACGCAGCACAGGCATCCCGATGCTCGCCAGCCACGCCCCGTCGAAGTCGGCGGTCTTGAAGCGCGCGGAGCGGATATTAGCGTTGGAGTATGCTCGTGCCATAGCTAAGCCTGCTGTGCCAACTGATGTTCGCGCCACACGGCACGGCGCACTCGCCGCAGGTCGCACTGGGCTTCGTCAGCGATACGCCGCACACAGCGCCCCTCCGAGATTCCGTTGGCGGTGCACACCAGGGAGATGTCTTCGGGGGAGAGGGCGCTGAGCTGGACGCACTGCCTTCCCACACGGCTGTACACCTCTTCGTAGCCCTTGCGCCCGGTGCGAAGCCCCCGCTGCAGTCGCTTGTCGAGGTAGTGCGTGGCGCTGAGGACGACACCGCAGTGATCCTCCAGCTCGTTGTAGAGGGTGATGAAGAAGTAGAGCACCTGGTCGCTCATCTTGTCCGCCTCGTCGAGGATCAGGAGCGGACGGTCGGCACGCTTGAGGCGGCGCACCACCGAGCCAATTTTTTCGGCTACGTTCATCCCACGGGGGTCAAGCCCCATCGACTCCATCACCGCAGAGAGCCAGCTGGTGCGATTCTGATACTCGCTGCAGGTGATGGCGTAGGCTTCGCTGTGGAGGGAGATGTACTGGCGGATGGTGGCGCTCTTGCCACAGCCGGCACTGCCGACGATAGCCATCACTTGGCTATCCCGCTGAGCGCAGTCGAGGAGCTGGATCAGCTCTTCGTAGACATTCGTGTGGACGATAGACCAGCCCTCGGCAGAGAGCCCGATCTGCTTGCTGACGTTGTGCCACATCCCTTCGGCGATGGTCGCCCAGTCACCGTTGAGCATCTTGCTGATGGTGGCAGCGCTGACACCGCTCAGCGTGTTGGAGGCTTTGTTTTGCCCACCACACTTCGTGCAGTAGTCACGCAGGCGGGCCGTGATGAGGTCTTTTTCTTTCTGTTCCATTGTTGTGCTATTTTGTGTTGTCCTACTCCTTCGAAAAAAGGAGTGTACTCGTTCGGCGGAACGACTATACTCGTTCCAAGATGCTTCGTTTTCGCGGCTCTGTGGGGGGCTCTTCTTGGGGGCTACCTTCTCGCTGGAGCTTGCGGTCGTATCTGTTATCCTTGACTTGCCCCTGGCTGTCGGGTAGGAGGTCGTCCATCTCGCGGGCAAAAGCCTCAGCTTCGGCGGGGGTGTCGTCCTCGATGGGGCGCGTCTTCTTCTTTTTGCCTCGGCGGAAGGGAGTGATACTTCTCTGCAGGAGCTCCTGGGCGACGCTGTTGTCCTTTGAGGCTTCGAGGGCCAAAGGCATCATCCTCTTCCACTCGCCATCCACCCAGTCCTCGATCTCCCGCTGATGGGTGCGCACACGCTCCAGGTGCTGGAGGTCTTCGGGGCGCTGGTCTTCGACAGCCATAGGCTGGAGGTGCTTCCGCTCGAGGAGGAACTTATACTGCCCATCTTCGCTGACGGCAAGGACGCTCGCAAGGTCGCTCGGGTCGTAGTAGACCTGCCAGCGCTGGTGACGCTGCTCCTTGAAGCCCTGCTCGAAGCTCTCGTAGTACTGCACCTCGCCAAAGATCGTGGGCGTGAGCCCGTAGATACTCTGACCGATGTAGCGCCCCGAGGTCTCGCCCCAGTGCTCGAGGTAGATCGAGCGGTCCAGCTGGATGTCGGTGATGTCCCCATCGAAGAGGCTCATATACTCCTCGTGCTTCAACGCGCGCTCCTGGCTCATAATCGTGTGGATCTGACCCTCGACTTCGGCGCGGGTGGGGATCTGGTGGCGAAGGTCAGAGGCGACTTCTCTATTCGTCCCCTTGCCCTTCTTCCCCGTGATCCCGTAGCCCGACCAATTCGGCTGCAGCTGGCAGTAGGTCTTGTTGAGGCGGGAGAAGTAAGGCTCGATGATCTTAGCGCGGGCGTTCTTCGCTCTCGCTGGGCTGAGCTTGTTACTCATCGCCTTGTAGAGAGGCGTCAGCGCTCCGATCTGATAGTGGTCGTATTGGATCTCACGGGGGTGACACTTCACCCCGAAGAGCTCCTCAGTATGGTGCGCTGCACTGCGCAGCGCTTGAGCGATCAGCTGGGGGCATTCACGCTCCCCGATAGCGTAGCCGATGGGATAGGAGCAAGAGGCATCGAGGATGACCACCACCACCAGACGGCAGTCGTATACCGTCTTGGTGTCCCCCTTCTTGTCGGTAGTTGTGTGCTGGTAGTAGAGCTCCACCGTCCAGCCGTCGTGCACCCAGTAGCTCATAGCGCGGGTGGGCTTCGTCCTCTTGATGGCCGTCTGCACCTGCAGGCGGTAGTCGGTACGACCCTTGCGCCCTGCGTCGATGAGTAGGCTCTTACTCTTGGCGATCTTCCCCACGGCCGAAGCGGTGAGCTTCTCCCAGCCACGCACCTTTGCGGTCTCGTTGTAGAGCCGTGCCACCTGACTATTGTTGAGATTGTTGGGGCTGGCAAGGAGCATCAGGAGGAGCGCGGACTGCTCGTCGGCAGAAGTCTTGCTTGCATTCTGATTCTGATAGCCCTTGTGGATGAGGCTCTCATAGCCGTCACGCTGGTAGGCTTCGTGCTTCTCCTGAAGGCGACTCTTGGGGAGCTTGTGGGGGTACTCCTCCTGAGGCAGTGCCTGGATCATATCGGCCAGCCTGCAGTAGAGCTCTCCCTTACCCATCGGGCGACGCCCTGCCTTACCGCGCTTGCTGTAGTGCTCGGCTTGGTAGGCGCTGATGGCTTCTAAGATTTGCGCCTCAGCCACGTACTGACGTATCTTCTCCCCAGGCAGGCAACGGCCGTCGAGGAGGCGGTAGCTGTGGTAATAGTGTACGGCTTCGGGTAGGGGACGGATGAGCTGCTCAAGGAGACTCTTCACTCTATCCATGGGAGGGATGTCAAAGCGCTTGTAAACCTCGGCCTTGTACTTCTCGGGAAGCGTGTCCACGGCGTACTGTGCCTGCCGACCTCGGCAACCACGCACCACGATCTGGAGAGTCTTGCGATTGACAAGCTCCTTCAGATAGCGTTCAGTAATCAGTGCAGCACCAACCAATTCACTCTTGGTCGCACACAGTACTCCGTTGACTCGTTCCATAGTGGTTATAAGCTCTTTCCGAAGTCCTGGATAGCCTTCAGTGGGGCGATGACCCCGTGGTGGGTACTACACAGCTCCTCTCCCTTATAGAGGTAGATGTCGCCCGTAGCCTTATCACACTCCAGACGGACGCTGGCACTGAAGCGCTGCACCAGCTTGTCGCCCAGGTCTACCAGCACCTCCGACTCGGGAGCGGTGATCATCACCTCACCCCCACGAGCTAAAGCGGCGTGGCGGATTCCCTCCAGCAGCTCAGAGCCACCCTGGTAGCTCAAGGCACTGTGTACCGTCTTGCGCGTCGTCCCGAACTGCTCCACCAGCTCCCGACGCAGGGCGTTGCTTACTTTAATCTCTCGTTTCATCGTTACGTTACCTTATTAATAGAGGTTCAGAAAGGCATCGGGCGCCAAGGGTCGATCTGGATCTGGTAGACCAACTCATCCATCTTACCACCAGAGAGGAATTCGACTATTGCCCAGCTGAAGGTCGGCATCGTGGCGCAGTAGTGCTCATCTTCTGCCAGCGCAGGGATCATCCCCTCACCTTCGAAGACCTGACCCTGGAAGGTCATATCATCCCGAAGCATCCGGAGGAAGGTATCAAGCTCTACCGCATTGACGCTGCTCTGCAGAACCTCTTTGCCATTAGACCCGGTAATCCAAACGGGTTTTCCCCCGTCTTCCTCTATCTCTGTACGTAGCGACTCTAACACATCTTCCTCCGTCAGATGAAGGCATACATCGCCTTTGACCACAAGCCAAGCTTCTGGCTTTGTCTCCTCGGCTGCCTCTTTCGTTCTTTTCATTGTCGTATCTTTGTTATGTGTGTTACGTGTAACTTATACTGGTGCGCTGTAACTACACCGCAAAGGTATGCACAAATTGAATAAGCTCCAAATAATTTATGCACAGACTGAACAATAGAGGGAGGTTGGAAGCACTAATAAACTATTACTCAGAGGGTAATAAATCTATGTTTGGCAGGCTCATAGGCTTGCAACCATCAAGCATAACGAACTGGATACGTAGAGATACGCTTGACTTTGAGTTGATATATTCGAAGTGTGCAAACCTTAATCCTCACTGGCTATTAACTGGGGAGGGTGAGATGCTCAAATCTACAGTCCACCAAAGCAACCCCCAGCAAGAAGCGGCGCCAGCCCAGCTCACAGGGCTGATACAAGAGCTTATGAACGAGCTCCGCCAAAAGAACGAAGAGATAGGAGAACTTAGAGAGAGAATAGGGCGAGCTGATGGCACAATAGAGTCCCTTCAAAGAGAACTTAATCACCACGCAAAATCTGCTGGCGATGTGACCTTAGAAGAGTCTGCCCGTGCTGTATAG